ATAGATCGTAGCGAGAGCCTGCCAACAGGCAACATTGATATTGAAGTGTCCGCACTAGAGGACATGCCTGACGTTGAGATTGAACTCGACGAGGAAGGTGGCGTTACTGTCGATATTGGCGATAAAGATGACAAAGAACTTGGCTATGATGCCAACTTAGCAGAGATACTTCCTGACGATGTGCTGTCTACGATATCTGATGATTTGATGATGCTGTTTGAAGCAGATAAGTCCTCGCGTGAGCAGTGGGAAAAGATGTATAGCGATGGTATGGAGCTTCTTGGCTTGACCATGGAGGAGCGCACTAAGCCATTCAAAGGTTCATCCGGCGTATTCCACCCAATGCTGCAAGAGTCAGTAGTGCAGTTCCAAGCACAGGCCTTAAAAGAATTGATGCCTTCAGACGGCCCTGTACGTACACAGGTGCTTGGTAAAGAGACTCGTGAAAAGGTTATGCAAGCGGTCCGCGTCAAGGATTTCATGAACTATGAGATCACTACCGATATGCCTGAGTACACTCCTGACTTTGATCAGATGCTGTACTACGTTGGCTACGGCGGATCAGCCTTTAAGAAGGTCTACAACGACCCAAGTCTAGGCCGTATGGTCAGTCCTCTGGTATTACCGGATAACTTGTACATCCCATATCACGGTTCAAGCGTCATGAGCCGTTGTGAGCGGATCACGCACCGTATTCCTATGTCCACCAATGCTTACCGCAAGGCGGTAGTGTCGGGGCAATACCTTGATTTAGCCGAAGCGCAGGTTGATCAAGAGGAAACAAAAATACAAGAAGCAACAGACAAGATTACTGGTGTAACTTCAAGCGGCGAAGAAGAAGAAATGTCGTTGCTGGAGTTCCACGTTGATTATGATCTAACTGGATTTGAAGATTTAGATGAAGACGATGAGCCAACAGGCATAAAGCTGCCGTATGTCATAACTGTGGATGAAGTATCGGGTCAGGTGGTTGGCGTTCGTAGGAATTGGAACGAAAAAGACGATAAGAAGATCCGTAAAGAGTATTTCATCCATTATTTGCTAGTCCAAGGCCCGGGTTCGTATGGTTTGGGCTTTTTGCATCTGATGGGCGGTCTGACTAAGTCGGCTACATCGTCGCTGCGTCAATTGATTGATGCAGGTACGTTCTCTAACCTTCCTGCTGGCTTTAAGGCTAAAGGAGCGCGGATCGAGAACGATGATGTGGCTATCCAGCCGGGTGAATGGCGTGATATGGACGCAGGCGGTATGGAATTGACCTCGTCTATGCTCCCATTGCCGTATAAGGAGCCTAGCCAGACGTTATTTGCGCTGTTGGGCTTCTGTGTGGACGCAGGCCGTCGTATTGCGTCTATTACTGACCTGCAGGTTGGTGACAGTAACCAGAATGCAGCGGTAGGTACAACGATTGCGTTGCTGGAAAAGGGTTCGATGGTAATGTCGGCGGTGCATAAGCGCTTGCACTACAGCCAGAAGTTGGAATTCCAATTATTGGCAAAAGGCTTTGCTGAGTATCTGCCAGATGAGTACCCGTATGATGTGCCGGGCGAGAGCCGCAAGATCAAGCGTTCTGATTTTGATGATCGCATTGATATTCTGCCTGTATCTGACCCTAATATCTTCTCTGTAGCCCAGCGCATTACCATGGCACAGACGCAGTTGCAGTTAGCGCAAAGCGCTCCACAAATGCACAACATGTACGAGGCGTATCGCCGCATGTATGAAGCAATTGGGGTAAGGGATATCGATGGACTTCTAAATAGTCAACAAATTGACAAGCCAAAAGATCCAATGAGTGAGAACTCGCAAGCATTGGATGGTTCTCCATTGAAGGTATTTGCTGGTCAGCAGCACGATGCGCATATTTTGTCGCATTTGCTGTTTGGGCTATCTCCTGCGGTGGCTGCAATGCCAAATGTTGTGACAAATCTGCAAAAACACCTGTTAGAGCACGTCAAAACCAAGGCGGAAGAGTTTGTGGAAGCCCAGTTGTTTAGGGAATATGGCATGGACCCAGACAAATTGGTGTCAGCATTGCAACGTGAGGCCATGATTGCTTTGAAGTGCGCAGAATTCTACAAAGAAGCGAAAGCTTTGCAAGATCAGCTGTCCGGTGCTAACGAACCACCTACTGATCCATTGATAGAACTGAAGAAACAAGAGCTTGCGCAGTCAGCACAGCGGGATCAGGCCAAGATTGCTATGGATCAGGCGCGTATGACCCTTGATCAGCAGAAGGAAAACAACGATATGATGGTTGATCAGGCACGTTTGCAACAAGCTGCGCAGACTGCCAAGGAAAGAAACGCTGTAACTTTAGTTAAAGGGAGTGGTAATGTCTAATAGAAAACCAAATTTGGTAAAACTTTCAAGAAAGTTACCGCCTAGGCCAAAGGTTGTTCCACGTGAAACAACGGGTGAGCCTCGTCCTACCTTTGTTTACAGGAAAGATGCATTTAAAAAAGTAAAAATTACATAATTTTAGTGTCTTTGTACAAATAAACATGCATAATATGCATGTAGCCTTCGGATAGGGCCTGTACTATCTGCGTTCTTGGAGTAATTCCATGCTTGAGTTCACAGAAAAAGTGTTACACGAACTTCGTTCGCTTAAAAGGCAAACGGAGGACATCATCTTGGGCGGTGGTGTTCGTGACATGGAACAATATAAGTTCCTACAGGGTCGTCTAGAGGGGTACAAGTTTATTGAAGAGAAGATTGCTCTTCTTCTTAAAAATACCTCCATAGATTAAAGGACCCTTATGACAGCAAATGCATTAGAAGAGAAGTGGGCGAAGGAAAAGGAAGAAACAGGTCCTACCTTAGATGATGCCTATTCCCATGATGGCAGTCTTGTCGTAGAAAACATTGACGAGTCTGTTGTTGGTCGTATTCCACAGCCTACGGGTTGGCGGATCGTTGTTCTCCCTTATCGTGGTGCAGAAAAGTCAAAAGGCGGCATTGTTTTGGCGGATCAGACACGTGAACGTCAGCAACTGACCACTGTTTGTGGCTATGTACTAGCTGTGGGTAACCTAGCGTATTGCGATGAGGTTAAATTCCCTAATGGCGCGTGGTGTAAGAAGGGCGATTGGGTAATTTTTGGTCGTTACGCGGGTGCGCGTATAGGCTTAGACGGTGGCGAAATTCGTATTCTTAATGATGACGAAATTCTAGCTAATATAAACAACCCAGAAGACATTCTGCATATGTGAGGTAAGCTATGGCTAATGTGATACCTGATTCACAACTTGAGTTTAATTTAGGGGATGACGAAGTAGCAACTTCGGTATCCGTAATGGAAGAGGAAGAAGAAAACCAAGGCTCTGTTGTAGAGGCAGAACAACAATCTTCTTCTGTAATAGAAGAACCAGAGCAAGAAAGCTCTCACAAATCAGAACTTGATACGGTTAGTGACGCTGTTCAAAAACGTATTTCTAAGCTCACCGCAAAAATGCGAGAAGCAGAACGTCGTGAACAGGCAGCACTTGAATATGCTAGGGGCGTTCAAGCACAAGCTAATGATCTTCAAACTAGGTTAGTTCAGACAGATAACAGTAGACTGTCAGAGACTAAGACTAGGATGGATACTCAGCAGGCTACCCTTCGTGCCATCATCAAAAGAGCACGGGAAGAAGGGGATATCGATACTGAGACAGAAGCACAGGAAAAACTGTCGGACTTGTCTTATGAGCAACGACGTATTTCTGAGTGGATGGCTCAACAGCAGTATCAGCAAGAACAGCAACAACAGCCACAGCAGCCACAGCAGCAACAATACCAACAGCCACAACAGCAACCTAGGCAAGCCCCACAGGCTGCACCGCCTAGCCAAAAAGCGGAAGAGTGGGCTGCTAGGAATGAGTGGTTTGGCAAAGATCGTGTACTGACGTATGCTGCGTGGGGAATTCATCAGTCTTTGACTGAAGAAGAAGGAATTGACGCAGATACAGACGAGTACTATACTGAATTAGATAACAGGTTACGTTCGGAGTTTCCACAGAAACTTCAACCTTCTGTTCAAACTAACAGACAACGGAATACCGTGCCATCCGTTGCCCCTGCTACCCGTAGTTCTGGGATAAATAACAGTGCACGTCGGACGGTGAGATTATCACCAAGTCAAGTTGCTATCGCAAAAAAACTCGGCGTTCCTCTTGAGGAATATGCCAAATATGTGAAGGATTAAATCATGGCAGACCAGAAACTTACTATCGACCGCGCTCCTCGCACTACACGTGAGAAGGAAGCACGTCGCAAACCTTGGGCTCCTCCTTCACGTTTGGATGCGCCACCTGCCCCTCCCGGTTACAAGCACCGTTGGATTCGCGCTGAAATCAACGGATTTGATGACAAGCAACACGTCTATGGTCGTCTTCGCGAAGGTTATGAACTCGTTCGCAATGAAGAACTATCAGAAGAATATCGTGACACTATGCCTACCATTGAAGATGGTAAACATGCTGGCGTGATTTCTGTAGGCGGTTTATTGCTTGCTCGAATTCCTGAAGAAACAGTTGCAGAACGTAACGAGCATTATGGACGGAAGGCACAGGATCAGATTAAATCGGTAGACAACGAACTGATGCGTGAGAACGCACATTCGACAATGCGAATACAGAATCCCGAAAGGAATTC